GGTACCGGCTTTACGACACCACCAATGGCCCGCGCGTGCTTCTCATGTCTCGTATCAATTGGGTGGCGTTGCAGTACGAGATGCCATCCGTTCTGTGGAGGGAGCTACATAGCCAATGAAGGACCCCCATATCCATGTGGAGAAAGACGTCTTCTTTCCGCAAGCCATGGTTCAGAAGGTAGTAAGTGAGACGACGGGCATTGTGGTGCCCCTCCCAAAGACCATTACAACGGGCTGTGGGCGCCGTAGACCGTTCGGAAAGACGTCTGCGACCCCTGACATGGTGACGTGTCTAGCATGCCGTGAGTACGCTCGTGAGCTTTTTGGGCATGCTGCGCACATGGCCCGCTCAGTCCTCATGATGGACGATGTCGACATGACGCCTTACACACGGGCAGTCATCGAAAGAGAAGTCCCCTACTATGAGGGAATGCGAAGGAAGTATTCATAATCTAGTAGAAGGGATCCCCCACGTATGGGTATGCATCATCTCCGTTATGCCCTGAGCAAGATGCGTGATGACGATATTCTCACGGTTCGTCAAGTCAGGAAGTTGATCGCGAGACGCAAAGGAGGTGATATCGAAAAAATGGAATACGTACATGGGGAAAAGCATTACAAATCGAAACTCAACGAAGACGACGTGCGTACCATCCGGAAAAGAGCGGCGGAAGATGATTCCTGGGGATCACGTAGGCGCCTGGCGGAAGAGTATGAAGTACATGAAACTACCATTCTCGCTATCATAAACCGCACCTCGTGGAAGCACGTTGACTAGTCGGTAGGTTGGCGGACCATTAGGGGGAATGGTGCGCTTTCCTACCAACTAGAAAGGATCCCAATGTACGCATTAACCAAATACGACGTGCCAAGAGCAGGAATCAAACCATTAGGATTCGCATGGTTCGAGCTGTACGCCCGCGATGCTAGCGGGGGATTCTGGTCCACCGTTCTCATGGGTCACGAAGCATGGCAGGCTACCCCCCACAAAGGCAAAGCCGTAAATGGGTCTACCGAATGGCGCCAAGATCACATGGCATTGTTCGTACTCGCTACTCTCTACCCTGATCGCTTCCAATGGTGGACGGCCGAACTACCCGATGAACTGACAGAGGATGGGTTCGTCAGTAGATCGATATTCGACTACTTCCCCCAATGGACACACCTGCTGGCAAGTGTCCACCCCTAATATCCATCCGGGGGCCGTACAGGGAGCGAGCAAGACCAATGGTATACACGAACCATTGGAGTACCTACTATGACGAGCCGTCCACCCTTTACTCGTCTGTCTGCGCTATGGACGGATGTGGGTGGGAATCTCCCTGGGATACCAGTGAGCGGCATATACGCGGTTTACAGATCAAGCACCATACGCAAACTGGACACGCTAAATTCTGGGATCAGTGGATTCATCGTGTCCTTCTGGAATTGCTTTAGGTAGCAAAATGGCCTACCACCCCCACCCCTCCGAAGGGTGGTCGGCCGTCTTGTTCCCTAAAGCAGGGAACGGTACGGCACCATCATGCACGCGCACTATTTGGCCCACCTTCACTACCTCAGCTACAAAGCGGAAATGCTTGGCTACATTCTGGCATCTCGCCTACCATGGATCGCGAGATCTACACCCCCTCCAGTGCTTCCCCCACACGACGACACAGACGACCACGTGGCGAATGCCGCGTAACGGACATCAGGAGACAGTGATATGGTTGCAAGGACAGCACGGACAGCACGGACAGCAAAGCCCCAGACCCACGAGAACACTCCGGATCACACTCCGGACGTAGTAGATATAGACACAGCTCAGGCGACGCCTGAGCCGACAGAAGAGGAGCCGACCCCCACCATGACCGCTGTAACAGAAGAGTCTGAGGCTGCCGCTCAGGGCGCCACGGACGCCACGGACGACGAGGGTACCGACGAGAACGACGAGAACGGTTCAGAGGAGGAAGAGGAGGACGGGGAAGAGGAGGCGAATACGCCTACCGATCTGAGCCAGCACCCAAACAGCACTGTGAGGGAGGTTTGGGCAACTCTCCAGTCAAATACCGCCGCGTATCAGGCTGCAATCAATGAGCTTACCGAGAAGCGGCCCCCTACTCCCGATGAGCTGACGTCGCTTATCGACGCGTCCGACGAAGAGGACATTGTCAGTCTGCGCGATGCGCTGGCCGAGATCCGCGCTCAGGTAGCTCAGCGGAAGAAAGAGCTTGATGAGGCAATGCTCGCCACTCTGACTATTGCCTCTCCTGATGAGGCTCAGCAGCTCACGGATAGAGTGAATGGGAAGAAGCTTCTTGTTACCGAAGCGCTTGATCTTCTGGTCAAGCTGGCGACCGTTCTCAAATTCGCCGATGTTCCGGTAGCGGTTGCTGAATTCAGGCGATCCATGCCCAACCTGTCGGGCAATGCTTCCTCCTCCAATCTCAAGTCGGTCAATGCTGGCAAGCGCTTCCTTGCCCGTATCGCTGCCATCACCGTCACTAAGCCCGATGGCGTCGTGATGACGTACAAGACAATCGGGCAGGCTAGCGTATATGCACAGAATGCCTCCACAGAGGAAATCGGCGAAGCTTGGAAGCATGAGGCGCGCGTGAAGAAGTGGCAGGACATCAAGGAGCCTGTCACCTTCGAACTGCGTGAGGTCACGTACACGATTACCCCCCTCCCCCACTAGTCAGCGGTAATGGGAATGGTGCGCTCTGTGATTCGGGAGCGAGCGCACCATTCCCCCTAATGGGATTCTGGCATGGGGTGGTTCGATTCCACCAATCCCACGACTTGTTATTGCCCCTACTACATGACCGCGATTTAGGGACGGGCTATGCCCCAAATTCTGATCAAACCAAATCCCAATGAGGATTTCTATATTTACTGGTCTACAGATGCAGAGATGCCCCTGCTTTGGGGGACACAAGAGCGAATCACAGAGGAAATGGTACGCGATGCACAAGAACGCGCTAAGAAGGAAGTCACGGCATATCTACATAAGGCCATACCGCGCGCCTCCACATTCGGTAGTTCGACTCCACAATATTCTGTGTGGAACAGGTCTCGGTGGATTCGCGTGCATGGGAATCGACGCATCCTGAAGGTGAACATTCCACGGTACGTAAAGCTGTTGGAGGCTGAACGCAATACAGAGGCGGATGCACTGCTAGAACCATGGGCACGCGACTGAGGAATATGTCCGCATGGTTTGCCTCGCGCCGATTGCCAATAGCAATTGCAGAGTGATTAGATCCTCTGGCTATGCGGAATGGGGTGGTTCCGGTTGGACCCCCGTATGTTGCCGGAACCACCCCCACATACCCCTAGACAGCTCTGAGAGGCACGGTAACAAGATCAGCACTCCCCCGGACACATCCGTCCAACCCCGGATAGTTCGGCCGTCTACGGGCATCCTAGGACGTGACTTAATTGTTACCGTTTATGCCTGTTAATGCCCCTCTGTGGGCGTAGTGTGGCGTATGTCCGTTTCGCCAATGACCGGTTTGTCTGGTAATTGAGCTGGTATCCTAATTAGTGTTGTCCATCATCACCTATCCAGCGCAAATGCGTTAAGGCGTCATGCTCTGAGCTGCAAAAACGTCTGCCGTACTTTCGTTCCCTGTCGTGATCTTGTCGTCTGATTCATGGCGCTAGCTGCACAAACATGTACCCCTCTGTGTTCGTCCTTGTCGTGATCTTGTTGTCAGGAGAAAAGCACCGTGAATCCCGCTGTCCAGTGGCTCGAAGTCGTATATGACGCACATCAATTCGTGCCCAACATTGCATCGCCTAGTCGCTACCGCCGCAATTTCTTCTCCATTAAGTACGATCACCATCCCCTATGCGACTGCACACCATTAGCTAGTGACGACCCCGAAGTGAACTTTCCTAGTGATTTTCTCCTAGACACAGACCCCCGCTATTAGGAAGGATAGGACACGACCATGGGCAAGAAGCGCGCAACATTCAGCTCGCGTAGCCAGGATCGTAAGGCAGACAGGATCATCGCTCAGAAGACTGCAGAGGGACGCAACAGGCGTCTACGGCAGAATGGTGAGCCAACCCCGTACGAGACGGCTAAGGCCCAATCTACGGCTCGCCGCATGGCACGTATCGATGCAGCCAAAGCGGCGAACACGTACAAGCCACCGACTTTCAATGAACGGGGTTTCATTGTCGACGTGGTGGACGGCCATACCGTCCTACGTGACCCCGATAATTGGGCTAAGCGGCGGAAGGCAAGATTCGCTGCCGTAGCCAGCGGGCGGGCAGAGACAACCGTCTAAACACAAGATTCCTAATCCGAGAGCATGGTGTCTGGGGAGATCCTAGGACACGGTTTGGGAACGCCGTCATGAAACAAATTCTCGGATTAGGCTAAGGGGAGCTAGGAACACTGGCACGGTAAAGGATGGTTCAAATCCGTCATCCCCACGAAATGGTCCTGGTTAGCCTTTTCCTAATTGGTTGATCAGGGCAAGTCCTCTGGCAGGAGGGCGACAGGGCGGACCATAGAGGCTGCCACACCATATGGTCCGCCCTGTTTTCATGTAGTCGAGTAGAAAGCATCCTCACAGTGAATTTTAAGTCAGGTATCATCGCCGGTCTGATTGCTGGCACTCTTGCCGTAGCAGGGGGAATTGTAGCCGCTAGTGCTGAGGTAGATCCAGACATTCGTTTTACCAGCGTTCGATACAACCCCTGGGGTGCCGACACTGCTGCCAATGTGAATCAGGAATGGTTTGTCCTTAAGAATTACGGTTCCTCAGTTGCTGATCTCTCCGAACTGAATTATGTGGTGGAGGATGCACAGGGTACTGAATTCCATTTCACGAGCCACCCCGTCATCCTTGCCCCCGGACAGTCCGTGACTGTGCATTCCGGCCAGGGTACCGACTCCCCCGGACATACTTATTGGGATCTCGGCTATCACGTGTGGGGCAATAGCGCTGACAGTGCCACCCTGTACCAGGGTGATCCTGACAATGGCGGTTTCCGTGAGGACCGTGTGCGTTGGTCACGCGACACCATTGTCGCTAGCTAATTAGAGCTTGGATGGTGCGCTATGGGAATCAGGGGTCTGTAGCGCACCATCCGAGGTACGCGGATATATCCCAATGGTAGAGGAAGCGGATTTAAGTCCCGCCTAGTGAGGGTTCGAATCCCTCTGTCCGCACGTCCTTTTTGGGCTAACCATCTCATCCCTGTGAGGCTGAAATGAACTATCCTGAAAACCTCCCCCTATATCACACAGCTCTCATCGATCCAGAATTCACCACCGTGTTGGGTATTGCTCGTCATGGTCGGCTCGAATTCGCCTTTCCGCGCGGATGCCGATACAAGGACATCAAGGACATGGCAGATTGCTGTCACGGCTATGTCTACATGGCCGATGTCCGCACCACGTACGAACTGCTGGGACCCAACAGGTACTACGACACTTCACCCAAAGTAGTAAGGTTGTAACCAAACCGAATGCCTACCCCATTCAATCATCAGCTAACAGTCGCAGATCAAATTGCCGTAACAGGTAGCGCGATAATATTGGCTGATGAGATGGGGCTAGGCAAAACGCTAACGGCGATCCTAGCCATTCAGAAAGCCGGTATCGCCCGCTCGCTTTTCGTGGCGCCGAAAGAGATCATCGCTAACCTTTCCCTTGAAATTCCATTATGGACCGATATACCGGTTTTCGATCTCAGGGGAAAGAGTCGCATTGAACGCCAAGCCATTTGCCAGATTCTCGACAGTGTCAGCAAGTTCATTTTGCTCGTCAATCTGGAAACGTGGTCACGCGACAAATCGATGATTGAGCATCTGTCCAGGCTGCGATTTGAGGCGTTGGTCATTGATGAAGCTCACCATATCAACAACTCAGAAACGTCCGCATACAGAGGAGTACGTGAACTAAGGTACGCCATCAATCAATGTCCTAAATGCCAGTCTGCCTACCGTGCGCAATTCCTCTGCATCCGCAAGGATTGTGAAAGTCGCCACAAGCTCAACAATTTTCGATACTGTCTCACGTGCGGATTCCAGCAGCGCCAAGTCTCTATACCCCCATGCCGGACATGTCGATTTCAGGTCCGTGAGGATCTAGATAATGCCATGTCGGTACGGCATCTCATTGCTATGACGGGCTCGACTCTCGTCAATCAGGCTACGGACGTATGGACCCTGCTACACCTAGTGGACCGCCACGAGTTCCCAAGTCAGAAAGGATATATCAAGGCATTCTGCGAACCATCCCCCGATGGTAAGCCACAATTCCGAGAGCACGGCGAGAGAGATCTACGGCTTCAATTGGGGTCGCGATACATCAGGCGCACCAAGGAAGATGCCGGAATCGTATTACCCCCTCAGTCGATTGAGGTACTTGAGTACGACATCGACGAGAAGCGCTATCCCGACCAATACCGGATTTACCGTCAGATTAAAAAGTCCTTTGCAATACAGCTTGAAGAACAGACGGTTAGCATTCCGGAGGTAGTCACTCAGCTTATGCGATTGCGGCAGGCCATTACATGGCCCGCTGGAATCGTAATCCGTGATCCAGATACACAGGAAATAATTGCACAGTGCAATGTAGAGGAGAGTCAAAAACTTGATATCTGTGAATCGCTACTACGTAACTACATGGCACAGGGCGAAAGATGCATTGCGTTCTCTCATTTTAAGGCGCCTCTACATGAGCTACAGAGGCGACTTGGAAATACGACTGTTGTCTATGACGGATCTACATCTGACAAAATCAGAACAGCTATCAAGAAGGACTTTGCCCCCCATAATTCAAATCCAGAATGGCAAGCTGTCCTCTGCAATTATCGAAGCGCTGGCGAGGGACTGTCCTTTACCGGTGCGACACAAACTATTGTCATTGATGAAGATTGGTCCCCCGCCAAGAATGGACAAGCGTACGGTCGTACTCACCGTTTGGGACAACACGAGAGAACACGCGTACACATTCCACGTATCTCCAAAACGGTAGACACATGGATGGCAAGCCTAAATGCCTCTAAGGTTTTTGGGCTAGACGACGCATTAGCGTCACTTCGGGAAACAGCTAACAGCTAACAGGAGACAGAGCAATGGATCGCCTCACAGCAGCAAACCTGATTAACAACATGCATTACCGCCCTGGGTGGCGTTTCAAGGCGTCAACCCCCACTTCGGATTTCCCATCCCCCCTTAGCCTCTACGGACTACCCGACAGAGGCAGCATGCTTATTCAGGTATGGGTGAAGGTGCAGGACTCCAGTAAGAGATACGCTCCCGATTATCTCCGCACGATAGAAGGAGAGCTAATCAAGTACGTGCGTTTCGCGCACTGTCAGACGCCGCTCGATCTCTATAGGGAGGTATTCGAAAGCGTCATCATGGATTTGGAGAGGCATGAGGCGCGCGAATTCTTTCGGGTTGGCGATGACTACAGCGCACCATTCCATCCGCACACCACCGAAGGGAAAATCAATCACGACCAATACGGGAGGGCAGAGTAGGTCATGGACCCCTACCCCCACAAGAGTAGTGAGTATCGGAAAGACAAGCTCGTCGCGCATTGCAGACGTGTAGCTGGTAACGGTGAACGTGTGTGGATCTTCCGTCCGGGGGGATTACCACATACAGAGACACAGGCACTCCAGATTATCGAGATGTGCGAAATATTGCAGGTTCCGGTTACCGACCTAGGATCATCCGAGCTTTTCCATTCAATGGCCCGCATGATGCTCCAAATCAAAACGGGGCTGATGAGAGTAGAGGCGATGGTTGATGTCGGCTTGCTGCAAACACAAGACCCATCGAACGGGAGGCAGACCGTACAGCCTGCCAGAGAGGCGAACACGAATCTCCGTTGATGTAGAGGAGGGATACAACGCGGCGCGTCACACATGGGAGGTGTGCGACAGGGGTCTATTTGACGACCCCCGCAAGAAGGTGCGCAAGCGCCAACTAGAAAACGAAATATACAAGCTAGAGGAAAGTTGAAATTCATGACAGAGGATTTGGCCACCACTACCAAGGAATTGATGGTACGCCTTGACGAGAATGGCGTTCCATACATCCGCGACGGAAATGTGGTCACCTGGTACGAGAGGATTGGCCCGGCAAGAGCTGAGCAGATTCTTAAAACCTACAAAGTGGATTATCGCAAATACCGTGAGTCCTACGGGCAGGGTTTGGCCCGCGATATGGTCAACGGGTATTGGAATTTCGACGGTTCACCCGTCCGCATCGATATCAACGGCAATTTGTTCGACGGCTCACACCGGCAACATGCCATCGTTCTCAGCGGAACGACTCAACTGTTCCTTATGATTGCTGGCTTGCCTGTGGAGGCGTACAACACGGCCGATACGGGGCTAGCACGCAATTATGGGGACACCCTACGTCGACGCGGTTTCCAGAACGCTAACGCGCGTACAGCGCTTGTGAAGTTGATCCGGCGTTGGGAGGACGGCCGTTCGCTGGACGATACTCAGCGATATACACCGTCCGAACTTGACGAGACGCACGATAAATACGTGGACACCATTAGCCGCGCGGTTGCTAAGACGATGAGCACTCAGCGCAAAGTCGACATGCCGGGAGCCCTCGTATCCTTCTCATGGTGGAAACTATCGCAACTCGATATTGCGGATGCCCAAACGTTCCTTATCGGGCTAGCAGAGGGTGAGAACATTCGTCGCGGCATGCCCGTCTATACGCTACGGGAACGGCTGAACAGAGAGAGGGATACCAAGCTCACGCGCATGCAATTTATGCACCTGGTGTTTGAGGCATGGAATGCATTCCGCACAGTCCTTCCCAATGGGGAGCGTGAGCAGATCCATAGGCTCACCATTCCCGCCGGTATTACGATCCCTCGTATCAAGCTGATTGAGCCGAAATGAGCCTTCCCAGAAAACTAGACCATTGCCCACGTACTCCAGAATGCATGGCAAAGGCTGTATGGATCGATGACGACACGGGTTCTCTGTTCAGAATGGATGGTAAGCACCAAGCATTTGTGCCACACCTCTGCACAGTGCGAGGATCCGAGAAACCGAAAATGGTCTATCTCGCAGAGTGGTACAACACGCGCACGCAGCGAACCCGATGGGTAGGACCCGCGCGCATGCGTTCATCTGTCGAGAAGCCACCTGGTGACGGAATCGTGCGACGTCCGTCTAGGTCGCAATCCGCAGACCCGCAATGGGTGCTTCGGGACACATACGTGATGGAGGGCGATTGGTGTCGCCTAGATAAGTAACAGGTAGCCTCATGCCGGGATTTCGCCGTACGCAGCAATGCAGCATGAGGCGCGTCACACTCAGAGAAGGGAACAGAGGTAAATGGACCCCGTAGTAAAAGCTAAATGGACGGCCGCACTTCGCTCAGGGAATTACCAGCAGGGTACAGAATACCTGCAAATGAGGGTAGATGGTGAATCATACTACTGTTGTCTTGGCGTGCTTTGTGAGCTTGCCATTGAAGCGCGAATCTCCGTATCGGCTACCGAACATACTTCCTCCACACGTGGTGGCTATTCCTACGTTCTCTATAATAACGGCAACGTTGGTCTGCCCCCCGGTACTGTCCTAGCGTGGGCAAGACTAGAAGAGAAGGACATGCAGGACCTAATTGAGATGAACGACAATAAGGGCACATCCTTTCACGGGATCGCCAAACACATTGACGAAAATCTCTGATGGGTGAATGCAATGTTAAAAAATTGGCGTTGCTGGTGTGGAAATTCCAATCCATTCATACGCATTAAGTGTAAGTGCGGACGGTACAAGCCTGTAGTTGTGGACGGCGGAAAGAAGTAAGAATGCCTAATGAGGAAATCTTTGTTGTCGGTACGGGAGAACGGCCAGTCGATTACCTAGCTAGCGCTGTACGCGTCCAGCGAAGCAATCCAAAAGAAGCTCCCGCTGTAATGGATCTCATTGCGCTTGCAAGTATCGTGGTGAAGTTGGAACATGACGTTGCCGTTCTGAGACTCGAAATTGCGAGCCTGTCAGCAGCTATCAGTATCTTAAAGAACAAGTACGAACGTGCCATTAGATACCGCGAAGCGATGAGCATCATTCAGGCAATCCAAGAATATGATCCTGATGAAGATGATGATGAGGTGTGACAATGACAGTAATTGATCCAGTGGTTATTACCTTCCTTGGACGCGCGATGCGTGAGGATGCACGCTCTAAGGCCACGGGCATTGCACCCACTAGGCGCGCATTCCATGCCGGATGCCGTGAGACGTGCCTACAGGTCATCGCCGAAATGACCGGCAACACCGTGGCGAATATCAGACGGGGTGTCTTAGGTGTCAGCCACGATTCCAGCATTGAGTACGCACGTGTCGTGGGTGAGCTGACCGAATGAATAAGCCCGTCGTTGCGATACTTCTCATCTTGTCCGGTATCTGCACGGCTATTAGCGCATTCCTGCTGTGGAACCTGACAGGTGCGTTGCTCACCATTGCCATTGAATGCACGCTTGCTGCATTAGTCCTCGTGGGAGAAACAAAGGACAATGGCACGCGGCCATAAGAATCAGTACGTCGATTTCAGTCGCAAGCCCAAACCAGGTTCATCCAAGAAACCATCAGTTTTGGATCCAGAACCTAGGGAACGAATTGCGGCGCGTTTCGTAATACTAGGCGTCGCGACGCGTGCGGAATGGACACGCGAAGATTATGTCAACATGCTAGAACATTTGGCCCTAGATGATGATTGTTTTCTACCAGAAATTGTCACGCTAATACACGAACATGAAGGACGGTTTGCCATGACCCCCACAGCTCACACAGTAACAGTCACCTTTGATAATGCGATTGCCGCTCGTGCCTTTGCAGATTCCGTTAGGGAGGGTGGAACGGTTGTTGTCATTGATGAGTCCAGTAGCGAGGGTGTTGACACCTATTACCCTGCTACTGTCGCTGACACGAATGAGTAACGCTCTCGCATACATTGATGGAGGCGGATTCTTCGAATTGCGTATCCATCGCTCACCGGAGGACAGCAACTATCTTGCCACCATTGTCAAAGCGGACGGTACCTATTCCGGCTTCGACGACAACGCGCTAGGCGCCCTGCTTAAGGCGATCCAGCGGGAGCAAAGGACTAGCGGCCACACCATTACCGAGACTCACGAGGTGACGGATGGGAAAACATGACGATACTGAACCATTTGAAATCCCCCGGAATCGTGCGGCATGGAAGTTGGGGCTTACCATTGGGGTCACTCTGTGGCTAGCCGTAATGGTGATAAGCGTTCCCCTCGTGGCAGGCAAGCTCAGTAAGGTCACACTGCAAGCCGTGAAGACGCGCACCATGTACGCCACCAAGCAAATGCCTCCAACGACCGCTACGGCGACCGTACGGGCGACGCGCACAGTTCATGGTCCCATTACCCGCGTCACGATTCCGGGGGCTGTACGGACGATTACAGCCACGCGCACCATTACCGTGCCAGCCCCCGTACGCACACGCACGATTCGCGCGACTGCTACGGTCACGGCCACCGTGCGCATGCATATTCCAGCCCCCACAGTCACAGTTACCGAGACAGAAATTATGGTGGATGTCAATGGCAATTGAGAATCAAAATATTCGGACGCTTCGCATTGGCTATAGTGCCGACCGAAGTTGTATCGAATGTGGCCTATCGAAAGAGCAGCACAGAACCTACAGCTACCAAATCAAAGTCAGCGAATGGTTAGACGGCCGTCCCTTAGGTGGCGGGCATTTTGAATTTTGGCTTTGTACACCCTGTTTCGTACGCTTGATACCGGATGATGCTCGCAAGGGAATGTATCGCCTTTTCTACAGTGAGGACCCTCCGGATGCGAGTTAAGTGGACGTTAGCAATTCCGAAGTAGAGACAGAGCAAACATGTCAGCAGCGCCATTACTACGGATTCGCATTGGGGCTGATGAAAAACCCACTTTCGAAACCGCTACAGATTGGCCTGTATGGTCACAGCGTATTGGAGGAATATTACAGACACCTCGAACAGGGAGCACCATCGGAACACGCCTTTGAGCTGACCATTGCTTACCTGAACCGCACCCGGCCGGAGATTGCTACCGAAGTCTGGGAAATCGTCACAACGCGTTTTGCAGAATATTACAGCGCGTGCGTTGACGATTTCCTAGACTTCGAAATTATCCATGTGGAGGAACAGCACAGAATCAAGCTATTTGAGGGAGTGGACTTCAGATTTACTCCCGACCTTTTGGTTCGATTGCGGAACGACTTGGGAGTGTACCTCGCCACGGGGGCATGGGTGGAATTTCCAGAAGACAGCTACATATTGATTGACCATAAATGGTCGGCGCGGTTCTTCACAGTGCCAGAAGTGTTGATGAATGCTCAGCTTCCCAAATATATGTACGGTCTGCGACAACTTGGCTACAACGTCACGGGGGCAATGTTTAACCAGCTCTGCTACACCCCCAATACGAAAATACCGTTTGCACGTGCTTGGATTAGCCCAGCAGAAGTAAGAATTCAGAACATCATGGATGAGCATACGAAAGCGGCTAGACGCATCGCGGCGAACAAATACTTGCCAGTCGCAGAGTACGGGATTGCGGCGGAAAGGTCATTCAGCAAGTTCAATTGCAGTGGGTGTGCTTTCCGTGTCCCATGTTCAATTGAATTGAACGGAGGGGATGCATCCGGAATTCTTGCTTCACAGTTTCAGGCTAACCCGTACGTTACGAACGATAGGTAGAAATGACGACACCAAATGTTGACGCTAATGACCTGTTAATGGGTGCTGGTGTACCATCCGTCAAATTCAAAGCTGTTGGCGATACAGTTACCGGCGAGATTATCCGAAAGCCTTCAGTCCAGCAAATGAGGGACTTTAAAGACAACTCCCCTCTATTCTGGGACGATGGCAATCCGAAGTTGCAGATTATCATTACTCTTGCTACCGACGATATTGATCCGACAGTTGACAATGATGATGGCGTCCGCAATCTCTACGCCAAAGCTCAAATGCAAGCAGCGATCGGAAGTGCCGTGCGCAAAGCAGGAGCTAAGCGGCTAGAGCAAGGTGGAAGGCTCACGATCACATTTGTTCGGGAAGTTGAGAACCCAAACAAGAAGATGAATGCACAGAAGGTATTCTCCGCTTCATACATTCCTCCTTCTGCTAATGGCACAACGGATTCCAACCTGGAAGTCTAATTAATTAGATTGGGCCGGAATCGCGATTTGCTTGACGCGATGGTGTGGTGGGTTTCCGGGGGCGGGCGATGTGGTACCCCGCACAAATTGGTTGGCATTCTATCGAAAAGGGGTGGAGTAAATGCTTGAATTTATATTCATGCTTCTAGCCGTGATCTGTCTCGGCTTAGCGGCATTCGGAGTAAATTTCACTTCCCGATTCAGCATCGGGTGGCTAGGGCTATTCTTCTGGGCGTTAACTGTTCTCATCGCCGCATGGCCTAACCTCTAACAGATGCCGGAGGTATCGACATATGATCTGTAAGTACTGCCGTGCCAGCGCGGATTTACGACGTTTCATTTCCGATTCTAGAATCACGTATGAAGCGCGCCAAATGGCGAAATCGCTAACATCCCATTTTGATAATGCCTGCCCGCGTGGTACGTGGTGTGATAACCAGCAGAGAACACAAGAGGTAGCGTCGTCTCATCTTCTCAAAGATCTTGAATATAAGGTAGCTGATGAATCTGATTCCGGTAATTGATCTGTTTGGAGCCAAGGATGATGAATCCATATTCTTCCAATTGGGCAGACTGCAGGATCATTCATTTGAGATGATGGTGTGGGCATCATACGAATATGAGGCATCTTCAAGAGCTGTAGCCGATTGGGCGCGCCATACCAAGACGCCCCTGCTATTGACTGACATCAGTATGCATCACGGTGGGCTCGACCTTGAAATCTTCTACGATGTTCATCTGTTGATCCTTGTTCCGCTACGTGAGGATTCGACGTATCAGAAGCGTGTCAAGGACCTTACGGAATACTGGAAAGAGGTTACATTTAGTTATAGCAAGGATCTTGCATACGATGTGATACATGTTTCCTGAGAATGCAATGCATTCTCCGGTTCTTGTGATAGATACAGAATCCAACGGCTACGATTTCAGACATGATTCCCGTGCGCGATTGATGGGGATCGCCATTGCGTACAAGATTCACGGAGATATCCAAGCTGAGTATTGGGCAATCGATGAGCTGACAGAGGAATGGCGAAACGTCATCCTCACCCATCCGAGATTGGTCTTTCATAACGCCAAGTACGATTTGGTGGCGCTAGCATGCGCGGGCATCGATGTCATGAGCCGACCATTTTACGACACAATGCTGATGGGACATTGGGTCGACGAGAACATGCCATCAAAATCGCTCGATTGGATGTCCAAGCGCTACGGGGGAAAGCCAAAGCTCAAAAGCAAGGAAATGGCAGGCATCATAAAGAAAGAGGGATGGGGAGCGATCCCCCTCCCGATGATGCGGGAGTACTCCGCTAATGACGCCTTCATCACGTATGAGCTATGGGAGAAGCTGTATCCCATATTCTGCCGTGAGGGGTACGACGGGCGACTGTGGGACTATGAGCAGAGATTTGTACGGCTCATCATCAAAATGGAAAGCTATGGCGTACGCATTGATGAGAAGATTTGCACCTCTGAAATTGTAGAGGGCACAAACCGCATGAATGAAATCACGCGGGAACTGAACGTCAACGTTGGGAGTCGGGAGCATCTCGAAATCCTGTTGTTGGACATCCTGAAACTCAAGCCGTACAAGCTCAGCACCAAGACTGGCAAGCCATCATTTGATAAAGAAAGCATGGATCACTATGAGTCAGAACTTGAGTCTAGAGATGACCCTACGGCTAGACGTGTACTTGAATACCGAGGATGGCAAAAGGCAGTCTCTTCTTACTTCCAGTCCTACCTATCGCTACGATCCAAATCTGGGGACGTTCACCCTTCTTTCAAATTACATGGAACGCGGACCGGAAGACTTAGTTGCGAAAAGCCAAATCTACAGCAAATGCCTAGAAAGAGCGCTCGACGTTGGTCTGCAAATGCTAAGAGAGTCATTGTCCCAAGGAATGGATGGCGTCTCTATGAGGCTGACTATGCAAATCTTGAATTCCGACTAGGCGCCATTTATAGCAGCGAGCCAAATATGGTCCGTCCCTTGCAACAGGGAGCGAAACCGTTCGATGCCATGGCTGAACTATTGCATGGTCCGCACTGGACGCCTGAGCAACGGCAAGACTGCAAGACCGAAACCTACATGACGTCGTACGGTGCGGGTCCCGACAAGATTGCAACGGTACTCAGAATCCTTCCAGAGGAGGCTAGGAGGCGCCGTACTCGATTCTGGGCAGCGTACCCCGGACTCCAGAGGATTACCCACAAAGCTCAGGCCAACGCGACTGAGCGCGGCTACGCGCCTCTGTGGACCGGCCGTAGGCGACACCTCCCATGGAAGCGTGAGACGCACAAGGCTTTCAATTCGATCATTCAAGGTGGGGCTGCGGAACTAGTTAAGCGGATCATGTTAAGGCTCGACATGGTCTTGGATTGGTCCGAATGCCGGATGTTGCTTCAAGTCCATGACTCTGTCGTTTTCGAGATCCGCATGGGTCGCGAGGACTATTGGCTTCCCATCATTAGAGCTGTCATGGAAGATGTGGGGTCGCTACATGACAGCTTCAAATTGGTTCCCTTCCCCGTCGACATTAAGGCATGGGGGCAATGACATGGGTACTCGGCATTTCTGTGATGTGTGCGACAAACTAATTCCACATGCGCATTCTTATTACACTTTCGACACGCATGAGACTACGCTCAGAACCATTCAAAACGAAGGATCTTTCTATACCGGCGGGATACTAGGCGAAAAGAGAATGTACCTTAACATCCGCCAAGAATTGACAATGGTGTGCAGTAGATGCATTAAGCGTGCAGTCACTGCGCTATTCAATCTTTCGAGAGATGAGAATGATCCGACTGAATAAATGGAAGCGATGGTTCCGCCGCGCACCACCCCAACCCCGATGCGCTTGGTGTAATAATCGACAGATCAGCAAGTTACAACCATTGATGCTTGACCCTCGCAACACGATCTACATATGTACGGATGCACGTGAATGCAATGAACGGAATTGGAGGAAGTTGAGATGAGCAAGCAGAAGCAAGAGCAGAAGCGGAAGCCAACCAAAAGGCAATTACCTCCTATCGACAAGCGCTCACCTAGCGGCAAGCCCCATGTTAATTGATGATCTGCCATTTCATCGGGTAGCGTACCTCGCCATTGATCCGGGGCTGACCACAGGTTGGGCAGCATTCGATGTCAGCGGAGAACTAATCGGCATGGGACAAGTGCATGGCATAGATCAATTCGACGACAAGCTAGGTAACTTCTCCCGCCTACTTGCCATCATCTGTGAAGACTTCTTGCTCAATCCAAATGTCCCCCAGGGTGGTTCACGCGGACCTGCACAACAGGTGATTGCCCTCGTGCGTCGATACAGTCGATACGCGAAAGTGAAGCTCGTGATGCAAGCCTCACGCATTCTCAAAGTTGGCTACGCATGGGCATGCATCAGACAACTTCCCAAATCGCGCCATGCCGAGAGTCACCAATTCGATGCCGTAGCGCATGGGGTGTACTACCTACAAAGGAATGGCATTCGGAGGAGTAGCCTAGATGATCCTAATATGGGGAACAGTGAACAGTAGCATGTGGGTAAAGGCGGGAGTATTTTCTGATAATGAGAGCTGGGTTTGGGTCGTCACCTGCACAAATCTAGATTGGTACTACGGGATATGAGTCCAGAAGTCAAAACCAAATGGCTCACGGCACTCCGTTCGGGAGAATACGAGCAAGGGTATGGGAATCTTCGAAGGGATCACAACAATCACAAGCGCTTCTGTCCGCTAGGTGTTCTTTGCGACCTTGCCGTAAAAGAAGGCATAACTACTGAATCATCAGTGAATGAGAAAACACGCAATGGTGACTACATCATCACACTGTACGACTACGACAATATAGAGTCGGTGTTACCACGAAGCGTAAGGCAATGGGCAGCACTCGATTTTGCAGACCCAATATTAAAGCAACCCCTTCTTCATCGTACGGGAACCATTACCCTACTCAATGATTACTACCATTGCAACTTCTCAGAAATAGCTGACATGATAGAGGAGCAACTCTAATGGCATGCAATCCCCATTACTGGATTCCCATGAGCGCGAAACCTGGTTACCTGAAATGCACACAATGCCCAGCACGCAAGAAGGCGCCACAAGGACAGCGAAACAATGTCGTCCTCCACACGCGAGGGTCAATAGGCAATAGAGGCGACAGAGCATTAGGACAGGGCAAAGAGTCCCTAGGATGCTGCACTGTCCTCGTAAGCGTTCTCCTGATAGCCGCTAGCCTCCTGTGTTGGTCGCTGGCCTGAGAACAGAAAAGCCCCGTACCTAGATCCTGGTACGGGGCTTTCTGACGTCCTAGCTCAGCTCAGGTCACCAGACCTGATCCTACCGAATAGCTCGGTCATGGCCTTACGGCTGAATGAGAGGGGAGGCTGATTCTTGTTCTTGCTGTCTCGCACTAGTACGACTGCGTCGTCAGCTTTCAGCTCGACACAATTGCTGTTGCCGGTACTAGTCGAGCCCTTGCGCCAACCATCCTTGTCGTGCATTCCGTACCCCGATCGTTGATCGCTGCATTTTACTTGTAATACCTAGCGGGTAGCTCTTCAGAAGCGCGCCTGATATCACGGGCAATATCTTTTGCCCATGCCATGGTGTAAGCACGCTTCCTTTCGTCTGTGGTCTCGATTGGCTCGATTTCGTCTGCGTTCTGCGATGCCTCCCATATTCCCCATAAGCCATCAGGGAGCTGACTGATCTTGTAAAAGCCAATTCGCTCGACATGATCCGCCATGGGTAGCGCTCCCTCGCACTGGACGTGGCCTGAGCTTCCATTCTACGAACCACGCAAATGGTACGACTCATTTGTTATCGGATCGTGATGTTTAAACCGGACAAACAGGGATAAGGGTACACTTACTATGCCTATCAACGATTCTTGGCACAAAAGCGACACACGTCCCACAGACCACAGGTGTACCACCCACAACAAGGTTCCCACCAAGACACACGGCAAAGGCAAAAGGTGGGAAGTCAGGGAAGGAAGTATCAGGGAATTCTATGACAAGCTCTCAGAGGCACGAGCGCGGCTAAAGAAAATACGAGGCGAAAGCGACGCGACGCCTACACTAGCCAGCGACATCACATTAAATGAATTCGCCTCACAATGGTACGCGCATTACCGTGTCAACTTCTCATCGCGGGAGAGACTAGAAATAGATCTACGCTTGCATATCATTCCACTATTAGGAGATTACACGCTACGGGAATTGGAAGCTAAACCGGCCATACTAGAACTGTGGCTAACCACAATAGAGCAATGCTCAGCTCCGGAAACAGCCCGAAACAGATACATACTTCTCAAGCAGATATTTCAATCCGCACGCTCCCACAAGCTCATCGCCCACAATCCATTAGACAATATCAAAGCTCCAAAGGTGCCACACAAGTTAATCATCCCCAAAACGGAAGAACAAGTTCGTAACCTCATCGCTGCACTTCCCGAAAGGTATCGCCTTATGGCGAATCTCGGAGCGGAAGCGGGAATGAGGCAAGGAGAGATATTCGGAATCTGTGGGGAGGATATTACCCCCACACATGTCAACGTGGTTCGTCTCGTGAAACCATCACGTACACACGGCGGAAACGTATTCGCGCTACCAAAGGGAGACAAGACGCGACAGGTTCCAATAAATGAATCTCTCTATGCGAAATTCCAGCAGCACCAAAAGATGTTCGACGCGACCCCTATTACGCTGCCATGGGGAAACCCCAATGGTAAGCCAACCACCCATGACCTTCTGTTCGTCAGTCCCACAGGCTTATCGTGGAGAAGTGCAAACTTCAACGACAGAATATGGAAACCAGCATTACGGGAGGTTAATATCAAGCCAGACAGAGACAGTGGTATGCATGCGTTACGTCACTTCTTTGCATGTGTCGCACTCTTCTACGGAGTCGATATCAAAACACTCTCAGTGTTCCTAGGCCACAGCAGTCCGATAGTTACACTCAAATACTATGCCCACCTAATGCCAGGAGGGTCCGACGCGATGAGAGCAGCAATAGGCCATGTCTTCAAATGACACATGTAGGCATCTCAACACTACAATCACCAAAAAGAAACGGCGCCTTATCGAAACGTGTGATGACTGTGGTCGGATATTATCCCGCGCGCGTGAAGTAGACGACACCCCCCCTCTGTAATACGCCAATAGCCCGTATGCCAGGACATTAGGCATACGGGCTATTTTTGTGTCCCTAGGTCCTCAGAGTGACGGCCCTGAGATGCCCGCTGGGAGCTTTTGATCTTAGGTCCGGTGTGATGGGATCCCCCCTCTAAACGATCATCTTAGAATGGCTCACAGCGCATTCATGCAGGTCAGAGCGTTACGACCCTGGGTCGACACGGTCGAGCTGGGTGTCGGCTCACTTGCCGGGTTTCTTGCCCCCACCTTTGGGTTTCTTGTGCTTGGGTGGTGGCGTCTTGCTACCCCGTTCCGCCACTATGAAACCTATTCACTTTCAGGTACGTTCCATAACCAAGACAGGCTGCCTATAGACCGCTAGGGTCGGGTATGTCCATGATCCTGCACTTGGCGAGGGAGGTTTCATGAGAAGTCCCGATCACGACGACGATGCCGAGCTGGAAGAGTATGACCTCGGCGATGACCCGCATGTCTTCCGCTAGGAAGTAGCGGCAACAAGGGCAAGACGAGCCCCTCGATCTTTTGATCGAGGGGCTTTGCCATGTAAGGGGAACGAATGGATTGGAACGTTACCGAATGCGAATCGGATTCAGGGAGTAGGCTTCCTGGGAGCAATCACGTTCATAATGTAGGCAACGACCGAAGCCACGAAAGCGGCTAATGCCGCAGCGCCGAGCTTTTTGGGGTCAAGTCCATCGCCATTATTCAGCGCGGCCATGACTGCGTCATATGCTGCGATGAGACCAGTAGCAATAAGACCCTGAACAAATGTGCGTAATGCGCGAATGAATGCTTCCCAATTCTTGCTGTCCATTGGAATCCCTTCCTAAGCGAACGTAGCTGTCCATGTGGCTTTGCCCACCATTCCGTCCACCACTAGCCCCCGTGATGTTTGGAAATCACTGCATATGGATTTGGAGTGCGGACCGTACGCGCCATCAATGACAATGGTGTATCCAAGAGTCCGCATGCGCTTCTGCCAGCGGAAGACATCATTGCCTTCAACGACCGGAGGATACGCCAGGACCCTACCGGGCCATGCGGCCACGTCGGTACCCGGTCTTGGCGCTCCATGCCTTAGCCACGCGTACAGAGCCTTACCGGGGCAGTCTGTGGAGTAGCCATCGCGATGTCCCTTGACCTCGGTACCAGCAGGACCCTCGCGTCGGATGTAGTCGATAGCGTCACAGATTCCATGCAGCATGTCATCCGAAGGAATGGTGAGCCCGCTATTGCCCACAAGTCCAAGTACTGCGTAGTGCCCACCATTGAGGCCAGGACCATTAGCGGCGGGTAAGTGGTGCAAGCCACGTGCCACGAACACAGCGCGGTGAGGACACACCACAAATGAGTACCCGATGTCTAGCCAACCATTCCCGTCCATGTGGCCGCTTTGAATACCCCGCATCGATTTGTAGCAAAGCCCGTGATCAGTCCTGCATGCCGGATCGACATGTCCGCCTGTGTAATGAACCTTTACACCCCTAACGCCATGAGGCATTACAGTGTAGGCCCCTGTTGCTGGCCGCGCTCTCCAAACATTTCGCGTCACTAGCTGAATGGTCACCTGGTCTCCTTTTCCAATCCCGCCACTCTTGCCTCCAAAGATCGGACCCGCTTCCAAAGTTCTAGATTCTCATCCCGCACTTCTTTCAATTCCTGACGAAGCGACTTGTTATCAGTCTTGAGAAGCGAATTAAGTTCCGTAAGAGTCTTTGCGACGCTATCTGTGTAATCAATCTGTGTCGTCTTACGTTTGGTCAAGTAGGTGAGTACTGCCCCTATGCTCCCACCACCTAGTACCCCGCTCAGCAGTACAGCAATTGCATTATTCAATTCACAGTCTCGCTATCAAGTCAACGCTACGAACGTACGTACCTCCCGCAACGGTCAGATACGATATTGCAGCGATGAACCCAGACCAACCACCTATGACGATTAGCGCTAGACCGTAAACAAGTGCGGCCGTCCCCACGAGCCTAAGCCCAAAGATCATGATCGGCGCTTGCCGAATAATGATTTCATTATTCTCATTCTGCACCGTAGTCACAATGCCTATCAGCCATGCAGTACACCCAACCAACAGCATTACAGCCCAAAGGAATTCGGACCACTTTGGCAAGATCTGCAATGGACGGCTGTACGCAATGTTAGTCAGCAAAAATATGCCCGTTGGAATTCCGAGCATCACGAACATTATATCCATGGGGAAAGTGCGTATACCAATGGGCAGCCGATGCCAAATCCTTGATTGGAGTCCCATGTCACGCTATAGGTCTCGCTCGAATAAACGAATGTTGTTTGGTAGTGACTGTGCCTGATCCTGCACGCCACCTAAGAATCACAGTCCCTCCAACGCTACCCGTAACTATTCTGCCCTCTATTTGTGTGGCCGTACCAGGAGTAGTGACATATATGAATAGAGTATCAGTGTGTTGGAAAAAACGCATATTAATAGCCCCCTCCTCTCCTTGCGTCGGATGACTCGACCTGTAATCCATAATGGTACCCGCTGGTACAGTCCAGGCCCCCATTATAAAATGGAGTCCACTAACTGTGCCAGTAGCACAAATGTACGAATCAAATAAATAGGTAGTATTGGCCACCAAAGGAAGTTGCATATGTAGGTCGTCGTGAAGAACGTTAGTGGAATATGCCTCATCCGCTGGCTTCATGGCGACAACGTCTAGCGCACCGATTTGCACCCATTTGCCTGATTCGTACCGCAAGAACTGATGAATATCCGTATCGTATATATGCCATCCCTCCTCTACCGTAATAGTCGGACGGGTAGCCGTTGTGCATCGGATGATGCACTGACTCATGAGGTATGAATCTAAATCCGCTGTGGAAAGAATACCAGCAGCAAATACTTTGAATGGCATTTAAAGCTTCCTAAAAGATACCCACGTTCCTGCTTTTAGCGTTATCTGATTCGCTCCCGACTGACCTCTCCATCCAAAATGAAACAGCGCTGGATCAGTAGTCGTTCGCACAATGGATTTTATTTCTAATGTTGTCCCGTTAGGGGTAGTGAGATTGGAGAAGCCTAGGACTTGATTTGTTAAATCAACATTTCTAAAATCCGTTGTACTCTCCTCTGGATTAGCATTATTCCCTGAGCCCATACCAATGCCCTCATTTGTTACGCCAACAGCAATTGGCATTAGGTTGATGGGCTGAAAGGTATCGGCCACAACGGTACCGGTCGATTTGATATAGGTACGAATATAATATGTGGAATTCTTGTCAAGCGTGAACTTAAGTTCGTCATCTTTAATGATTGTTGAATCCGTTACGGTATCAACTGTCTTCATTACAGTTGTTTCCACGAAAGAACGTTGTACCGACCAAACCCCAGATTTGTAAGTAAGCAGACTTTTAGTATCCATTTCGTAAATAAACCACCCCTCAGCAGGAGAAGCCGGTCTAGTGGTGGACGTACACCTAATGATTACTTGAGTCATCAGGTAAGTATTCACGTCAGATGAAGTGAATACCTCCGTGCCAAACGTTTTGATAGGCATGTGATACTAGCCGATCGGTTGAAGCATCATGAACGAGAACTTGCGCATGGTGACAGTGCCAGAGGGAGCGCGCCATTGCAAACGCAAATTCCCTGCTGTACTTCCCACAATTACTAGACCCTGAAAAGGTGTCACGGTAGTTGCATTTAACGACGCGACATTGATTGTATCCGAATTAGTAAAGAATCGCTTATTGATGTTGCCAGCAGTTGTGCCGTTAGAGCTAGCCAAATGATTTGATGAATACCGCATAGATGCGCCCGCTGGCACAGTCCATTGAAATATAATGTTAAAGCCAGCCGTAGGATTGTTATGAATCAATAGACCCTCCAACCAATACTTCCCATTAGCTGCGACGGGTAGCACCAAATCAGCATCATCATGGAACGTGGTAAGAGATGAAGCCTCGTCAGCGGGTTTAACAACCCATGTCACCAATTCCGTTTCAGGTTGCCATACCCCCGATTTAAATACCATGAATCTTTGCGTATCAGTTTCGTAAATGTGCCAACCTTCAGTAGGCGACGCCGGACGTGTTATAGACGTACAGCGAATAATAGCCTGTTGCATCAAATTGGTATTGACATCCGCTGACGTCAATACCTCCAATCCGAAATCCTTAAAAGGCATCTAATACCAGCCTAGAATGAAAGGGTATTTTGGTTCAGTACTCCAGTCGTCGCGCTGTCCAGATTAAAGAAATTCGCAACGTATCGGGTAGCGCTTTGTAATGTCCACGTAGTTATCCATCTCTCCTGACTAATAGAGTGATGAATCCCCCTGATGAACACATCCCGCGTAACCGGCGAACCACCCCCAGGGGGTTGACGAATAATCTGAATCCGGTCACCAATTTCACGAGTAAGAACCTGGGGAAATAGGGACGTAGGATTCCCTTGGGGGTATAACGTGAGACTTTCAAATCTAAGTTCAGGGTCCTTGCTAGTGTAAACAATCCATTGTCCGTAATTGCGCGCTGTAATATCGTCCTGCAACATTAGGCCAGATCTGTCAAATGTTCTATACAAGAATTCAGTAACGCTAGGCGTGTCCTCAACGATTTGAACGTTACCACCATTGCGCGTGATAATAGCCTCATTCCACAGCGTTCCATCATCTGTGCTGAGATTGACCTCAACAAATGACAGAGGTGTAGTGTTCCCAAACGTTGCTTGTACTGTGGTGCTTCTGGCATCCGTAGACAGCGCATGTCGATTACGAAACACGACTTTACCAGACGCATCCATATATATTTCGCCCGCTTCGGATTCGACGGCTGTTTGCAACTCTTCAAGCACGTTCCCTGATAACGGAGTCGCTTGCAAGGTTGAATTGCCAACAGCAATTGTCCTATCAGCGACAGGCCAGCCTGCAGAATCTAGAATACGGGTAACTCGTGCCCCTGTATTATCTCCCTCTCCGAATGTGGAAATTACCGGCTTACCGTCGACAAGCGTTATGGTTGGCGCTCGCTTCCTATTCGCCAGAACTTTAAAACCATCCGTGAGAGGTACAGTCACCTCACTATAAATATCAGCTAGCCATGCCAATCCGAATTCATCTGTGTAGCCACGAAACAGGGGGTAAGTCACGCTATTCCAAATTGCCTGTAGGCGACATGGCCGCATCGCTGTGACCCTAGTCTTCCCCCCAGACACATATGGCCCGCTGAGATTGGTAGGGTCGAATCTCCGGTCACGGTTGTCTAACCTGATGGTGGCGTGACCAGGTTCGTACCTGATGACCGGAGATTCGACTCTAGAGCTTCCGCGTGCTGTCTCAGCGGATTGCACAAGCCATTGAGTAACATCCGTCCATGTGGGGCTGACAAACATAATCTCAGCCTTAAGAGTCGGAATGGTCATGCTGGCAGTACTCCCCCGCGTCGCTTGTACTCACGTAGGCCAGCAGCGAAATCTTGCCCCTTCTGATACATGTCCCTATCGTCAGCAAAGGTAAGATTCAAGTTCTGAATCACTACCCCTCCTGAATTAGATCCATTGCCTACCATTGCTGCATTGGATGCCTGAGCATTCCACGTGGTTTGACCAACAGGGGCAACGCCACCAATTGCCAGCGCGGGTGCTGTGGGCTGGAAGGTTGATGTCATTGTTGCTTCCATCGCCTTATCGACAATGCCACTCTGCGACCGAATGCCTTTAGCAAAGTCTTGCATCAAGGCAACGCCGGAATAGGTCGTGTACCCCTTGCCGGAAAACGGTCCCCACTTTGCCGGACTGAAGGGGAATGCAGATCTGATACGTCCGAGGATATCGCCAACGGTCCGCATGACATTATTGAACATGGACCAAAGACCATTGATCAGACCTTGTATGATGTTGCGGCCAGAGTTGTACAGCATCGCACCGGTATTACCTAATGCACCCATGATGGCATTGGGCAATCCGCGTACCCAATTGACCAGCTCATTAAACTTCCCAATCGCCGCATCTCGTGCCCTGCCAAACCAATCCGCCATCATGCCAGGCACGTTAGCGAACCATCGGATAATGTCACCAACCCATTGCACGAGCTTGCGGAACCACTCCGTAATCCCATTCACAATGTCCGGAATAATGGAATGCCCCACGAGTCGATCCCACAGCATGAGGAAGGCGCCGACCACCTTAGTAACCACATCCGCTACAATCGGAATCATTCTCTCGGCAACAGGTAGCAGCTTCTCTGAAAGCGCTAAGGCAATCTCTGTGAATTTAAGGGCAAGGGGAAGAAGCTTGATTAGCAACTCTCCTATTTTGGGAACCAGCGGAATAACGGCTTTGAAAATCTCTACCACCATCTTTGCCATTTCGCCGCCCTGCTGAGTGCCTATCTTCAGGACGTTCGTAAGAACCGGCAAAATCTGCACAGCAAGCTGTGTAAGCACTGGCAGCAAAGGTAGTAAGGCAGGCAACAATTGGACCCATTGCGCAATCACGTTAAGAAGCGGTGGCGAAATGTCAATCAGTGATTTTACCAGTCGCGTCCCTATGAGCTGAAACATTTGCGATATGGCAGGCAAGAGCGGTTCAATTGCCTTAAGGAACAGACCCAACGCGTTAACTAGGAATTGACCAACAACATTCACAAGCTGTCCGACAACGGGAAGCAACGGACCGATTGCTTTCATCAGGTCATTAAGAATCGCAAAGCCAAGATTGATGATGACTGGAATCAATGGCATGACAGCTTGCAATAAGCCACCGAGACCATTTACCAGTATGATCAAACCCGGAGTGGCTAGCTTGATACCGGCTGCCAAGCTTTGAGCGAATACCGCCGCGAGATTGCCAATGATGGGAAGCAACGGTGACACTGCAACAAGGATGCCGCTAAAGGCTTCACCCAAAGGCTTAAGAGCGGGGGCCAGTGCTGCGATACCCCTAGACAATGCTCCTAGGAATGCTGCAATGCCGGGCATGAGGGCAGCGATAGCGGGTCCGAATGCTGTAAAGAATACTGACAGATTCGAGAATACTTGCCCTAGTGCAGCACCCAAAGGCTTAAGAGCGGGAGCCAGCGATTGAATGCCTTGACCAAACGCGCTAACGAATTGCAGGAAACCCGGAATCATTGCCTGCAATCCGTCACCCAAAGACTTGACCACAGTTAACAGAACCGGCCCCATTATTTCGGCTAGCTTTCCAATGGCAGGGGCAACCTTGCCTATCACAGTCAGGACTGCTGTAAGCACTGGTATGAATGCCTGCCCGATGGCGCGCAACGTCGTAAAGACTGAGACGAGGGCATTGGCACCTTCAGTCGAATTGACCCACTTGTTCATACCGTCAAGTACTTGACCAATGATGCCAAGAGCGCCACTCCCAGCAGCGGACATTGCCTTGAATACACCATTGAGAATTCCGCCGAGATCCTTAGCAATGGCGCCAAGTTGCTTGAAGACAAGAAGCGCATTATTCATCCATTGCATAGCCTGCCCAGATTCCGAAATCTTGGTCAACCATGCGCCGAACTTCACTCCCGCATCTGCTATGCCGGGAACTAGCGTCCCAATGAAAGTAGCACCCACACTTGCGAGATTTAGAAATCCCGCCGCGATTGGCTGAATGTCCGAGCGTAATGATCGAAGCGAAAGGCGGACCGTACCAAGAATATCGGATAGCTGGTTAATGGTTTTGGTAGAGGACCCAAAGGTCACAAATTCTTTAGCCCAATTCCCCATTTCCCCAGCGAGCGTTTTGACATACGGTCCCAGGGGTTGAAGGGCGGTAGCGAAAGCTTGGATACTGCCAACCAAAGGTTGAAAGAATGCGTCTTGTGCTGCCTGTTGGAAAGCGTGAAATTGCGGAGCGGCATCGCGCAACTCTGTTGCCACAGCACGCGCCGCAGGACTCAACTTTTCAATTGCCTTTGCAAACTTCTCAGGATTACCTGACAGTGCAGCCTTAAACGCATCCCCAACGCCAACTAGCGCCAACTTCAGTGTCCCCATAATGGCGACACCTCCCGCTATGGCACCTGGTAGCGCGGCCACGATCCCCACAGCGGGAGCTAACGCAGCTAGCAGACTCGCAGTACTCGATACCGCCGAGATGCCTGCTAGCGCGAAGGAACCTAGCGCAGCTCCCGCAAGACCGGCTTTAGCGCCCATTGAGACCATGCCGCTAGCCATACCGCCTAGCTGACCACCAAGACTTCCTAGGTGGCCAGACAGGAAATGACTTGTACTACCTAGACGACTGAAGGCGGAATCAGTCTTGGTCGAGTTGTTCCCTACGTCGTCTAGCTTTCGCTGCGTTTGCTCAGCTTCCTTGACAATCTCTTTGAATGCGTAAGTAGTTTTCGTTACACCCTTTTCCACATCAGCATCTACAGTAAGCTTCACCTGCAAATCTCGAATCGTGGCCATCTATATTTCCTCCGTTGTCCAGACAGGCATGAAATCCTTTGGGGAATGACTCTTGTCTTTTGACGTGCTAAAGACAGACACAATTGCATTGATCAATTGCGCCACGTAGTAGTCTCCACGTTCCATGCCTAATGGCCCAACGATCCTTTCGTATGCAGACCATTCCGTCAGCTCATGACTACTGATTCGAGCAAGCAACTCTTCAACGGGACATCCGAAAGCAAGTGCTAGTCGGAAGTAGAATTGCCGCTCTGGTCGTCCTCTAAATTTTCAGTGAGCTTATCGACATCATTCGGACTCATGCCGTTAAGCCGTAGTGCGCTATCGAATAGCCGATCCAAAGCCTTAGCTGACTTCTGCCCTAAATGGATGACGTCACTAGGTTCAAAGAGTGGCTCGCCATTCTCATTAATAGCGCACAGAGCAACGAGACGCGCACGGAAATTGCGCTTGTTGAGCTGCGCAGTATTGCCAACCTGCTTAACGCTCGCCGCTTCAAATGCATCCCGTTCGGCACCGGTTAATCCCTTTAGCCGAACGGAACCATTCCATTCAGGGACATAGACATCTTCAAATTGCCTATCGTCCGTCTGCCAAATTGCGTCCTTCGAAAGTAAACCCATGGGTCGCCACCAATCAGAATTTAGGCCGGGATAGTTACATTCTCAGCAGGCTCGCTAGTAATAGCGAACATGACCGTCAGGCTACCGGCATCATCACCAGTACCCATCTCTTTAGGAACAGACGAAACCCGTACGGGAAACACGTCCATTTTTCGTCCAGCAACATCGCCGCCATCCATGCGCAAAATGAATCCAATAGCATCACGCGGAAACAGGGTGCGAGCATCGGCGCCACTAGGATCCGCATAGAATTTGATAGACGAGTCATCCGCAGAAGTACGGCCAGGAATTTTGGAAGTGAATCGCGAGTTGAGGTCTGGTACGTCAATAAGTTCGGATGTAACCTGCCATCCGGAAACTTCTGCAATCTCACGGGATAAGTCCGTACCTGCATTGATCTCTGGACGCGAGACGGCCAACTTGTTAGCAACGGTGGCCGTAAATACGTAGCGGGTAGTACCAGTAGGGAAGAAACGACTAGTAGCAGCAATAAGCGGTGCAGGCATTTACTTTCCCTCCCCCTTCTCGGTTATGACACGCGAACGCCTAGGTAACGTCGGTTGTTTTTCCTCTACCGACGATTCAGTTTCTGGCGTCTCGTCATAAATGAGCCAGCCACTCATGGCATGGTGAGGAAACGAGACCGCTGGAATTTCAACAATGCGCTTACCGTCGTCGATAAGTGGGTGATAGACCTTAACCATTTCCATCAGGTGTTACCGCCAAAGACCACAACGTCATAAGTAACCGACGTACCAGCAGCCGAATTAGCAACCTGTAGAATGTCACCGGTACCGGCGGTAACCGCATAGCCCGTTGTGTCAGGCGCGATTAGCATAATCATTCCGCCAGGACGAACAATCATCGTAGGCGTAGTGCCACCCATCATTGTTGAGATGGGATTGGTACCAGCACCAACTAGGACGTTGTTCGTATTACCGGCATCCGCCGAAATGATGAGTCCCCTAATACGAGCAAGCGTAAAGATGGCTCCAAATGGATCCGTCAGCACGCCCGCAAGGTCAAGCGGGTCTGTACCCGATGGCGCGATGGTTCGCTGCGAATGCCATAGACGGTTAGCTTGACTGGAAGCGACACCATCAGCCAACAGGAACTGCTTGTTATACGCTAACGGCGCGCTAACAGTAGTCAGAGCTAATGGATTAGTGAGGCTTGCGGTTAGCTGCAACAGTAACCGGGTATCGAGCGGCATTAAATTCCCTCCCTAACGTACTTGTGATCACGGGCAACCTTATCGACGACTTTGCCAATATCCTCGTCAGTGCCCTTTAGCCATGGCTCAGCAGCGGGCCATAGGAATGGACGTGCGCGATTCTCAGCCCATGTCCAACTCTCCCTAGGTCCCTGGCCGTATACAGGATGACGGAAATCCCCTAGACGACCTTTATGTTCCAATGGCCTACCATGGGGGGCAGCCTCCTTGCGGACCTTAATTGCTACTCCCGCTGACCGCGCACTAATCGAAACCGATAACCTAATGGCCCCCGGAATTCGCGTAGACCAAGCGGCATTTTCCTTAGCTGCAAGTAATGGCTTCTGTGCCGCAGCCCTTAGCCCAATACGCAGATCGCGCCTAACATCCTTGGGAAGCTTGTCATTATCTCGAATGAAAGCACGCAACTCATGGGTTCCCGCCCCGATTTTTCTCATCTAGTGAATGCCTCAATCTGCACAATGAAACGGACAGTACAGACAGCCCCCCGCGACGTCATTTCCCTAGCAACCGAATCACTATGGATACGAGCGCGCATGACAATTCCGCCGAGTGTCTGATCAACAATCAATTGGTCATTAAGAATGTCGATCATTTTGAAAGCGCGATCGGTCACGTCCGGCATACTCTTTTCATGGCCACGCCAAGCGGAAACGATATTGGTAATTTCGTAGCTTTCCCGATCGGGACTAGTCGCCAATTGCTCACGAGTACGTGTACTGGATACCGACTGATCACCGGGAAACCCGGTAAATCCAATGCATACCAAATCGGGACGCGCATCCAAAGGAGGGATCGGATCACCGTCGATAACCTCTACATTTTCGTCACCCCCGAAAGCTGTCCTAGCTAAGAGCACGAGAGCTTTTAAAGCCAGCGGAATAGTCGAGTTAGCTCTCATACCAACGGGCTCCTCTGGGAACGCTTATCAAGTCCCAGAAGCTGACGAACCGAGAATGGTAGGGCGAACGGTATGCCGTTGACTGCTTGGTCCTCTTGCGCCATTGGGGGCCGACCACCCCCCGGATTCAGTTGTGAGATGCGCCAAAGGTTGCCCACTAGCTCTTTAGTGGCGAGGACGAAATTAGGGGGAACCGGGGTACGGCCAGCACGGTACGTAATGCGGGTCTTTCCTATGAACCTGTCGGTATGCTTGATAATCCCGGATTTAGGCTTGTCGAGAATCCAACCCTGCACGTTGGTCGCCTCATCGCCCTGCACCATGGCAATAGGTCCTGGCAGCGTTTCAACAGCCGTAATCGAGATAATGGGGTATTGATCCAATACCAGGTATTTCACATCGGTCTGCCTATTGATCTCGACAACCGTCGTTGGAGATACAGGTCCCATACGATCGGTCACCATTTGGCACGCTGCAGAAATGAAGCCTCGCAATGCCTCATCGTAAGTAGTGGCCTGCAAGTCAAGACGCAAATGATTCTTGGTATCTGTCAGGCTGATGAAGTCGCCATTATCGGCCGGTACCACATCGAAGCTATCCGCAAATGCCGACGCGTTAGCACCGGTTGCTACCCATCGAATACGGTGACGTCCGGGTTGAATTGTCACGTAGTCATATGAATACGTACCTAAGCTTGTTGGCAGAATGGTGCCAGCAAGAAAGCTAGTGCCATCAGGCAATGTCACTGTCAACGTGAGTGTGCCAGCATTCGCTAAGACACCAGCAGAATCCCTGATAGTGACGGAGAGGGGCACCACGTCACCTAAGTCAATGGCCACTACCTTCCCCCCATTCCAGTACCCTTGCGATTACCTAACGACGTGCTAGGTCCGGACTTCTGTTTCCCACCCATTACGCTAGATACCTTTGGCTTCCCATCCATTGCGCTAGATGCAGGCTTGCGGTTTACCTCAATCACGCCAGTACGGCTAACGCGCATTGCCATACGTCCAGCTACCGTTCCTGGTATCGACACAATGAGTGCGTCTACAGCGGATGCAGAATCACTCAAGACAACGGGCTTGCTTGCACCGACTGAATCAGAGGCGATACCAGCATCGGTAAATGTCAGCGATACAAAGGAAGCGAGCGCATCATTAGCTAAACCGCTGTCCGTCAAATCAACAGCAATGGTCCGCGTAATGCTGTCTGTTCCCGATGCCGAATCAGCAAGCGCAATCGGAACCGACAACGTAAGCGCTTCTGTTGCACTGCCCGCGTCGATAAGGGTTGTCGTGACTGATACAGCTAGTGCATCGGTCGCGCTGCCAGCATCCGCAAGAGAAAGTGTTGTATTGACTGCCAGTGCATCGGATGCGCTGCCCGATTCTGGCAATTGCGGGGTTGCACCTGCAAGACCACCGACAAGCGAGTCACTTGCACTGCCACTATCAGCTAATGCAATCGTCGCATTCGCCGTAATGGATTCGGTACTAGATCCTGAATCCAGTAAAGCCGATGCCACCGACTTGGTAATGGTCTCGGTACTAGATCCGGAATCAGCTAATGCAATTGGAGTGGTAACCGTCAGCGCTTCAGTACTAGATCCTGACTCCGACAATGCAGCCGTAGCAGTGACAGCTAGACTTTGGGTACTGGATCCTGAATCCGGCAATATAGCCGTAGCGCTGACAGCCAACGAATCCGTTGCACTGCCCGTATCAGCCAACGGAGTCGAGCTAGACACGGTCAGAGCATCGCTAGACGACCCTGTATCGGCCGTAGGCGCCGACACAGACACAGTCAGGGCATCTGTACCGGATCCACTATCAGCAGTCGGTACGGTGGTCGTGAGGCTTAGAGCTTCACTTCCAGACCCTGAATCCGAAAGAGCTATGGAAGTTGGAGCACTGACCGATTGGGGGACTAGTAATATCGGCACCGGTCCCCCACTAGAAGAGTTGCATCCCAATCATTGGAATATTGTCAGCCTGCACTGCCCCCGTAGCCGCAACATCAGCTAATGCAGTAGTGCCCTGAGATGCCAGCGAATAGCCAACGCCAACAGAACTAACGCCAGTCGTTTGATTCAAGTTCGGCATCATCAAATCCGAAGGTCCGGCAAGCGTAAGAAACGTCTGACCAGTACCAGCGGTAATACACTTGACGGATATCCAATACAACCCCGGATCCAATGTCAGGTTAATTGAACCAGTGCCATTAGCAGGATTCGGTGCCAATGCATTAGCCACAAGTGGAACGCTGAAAGCTCCCGCTGTGGACGGCTCAGTTACCAAACATTGTGGATAGCCCGTCCAACCGACGTCATCGTAAACACCCCATCGAATCGTGGCCGCTACCGTACCCGCCGCGACTGTGGCCACAGCAATACGCACATAGCGCTCGCGACCCTGACTTACAATCCATGGAAGCCAGTATTGAGTCTGTACGACCATGGCACCCGCTGTGCCCTGCTGTTTGTGCTCCGAGGTGTAATACGTAGCGTTTCGACGTGGCCGAACAATTGGTCCCTGTCGTGGCGATGGAACATTGAAATTCGCTGCCGTACCCTGCCCACCTACCGGACGAAACCTCTTCATTGCGGTTAGGCAGGCATCGGCACACTTTGCAGCGCCAAGCTCGTTTGGGTGCAGACCATCCCAATAGTACGCAACCGTTTTATTGAGCGCTGAATCTAGATCGGCGATTTGAACCATGGTGTCAAACTCAGCAACGATGCTGCCTATTGCGGTGTTCAGATCTACTACGTTCTGATCTTTCGCCGCTTCAGTGCCGGTCCATGACGAGTACAGCGCATAACCAGCAGTCGTCAGACGAGCAACATTGCAAACGATAATGGGGGGTGGTGTCTTGGATTCAATCCACCAACAGTCAAACGAAACCGAACCACCCGAATCAAGCTGAGTGACAGTCCCGATAATCGTCTGTCCTGCATTGGCTGATGTAAGGGTGGTGATTCGCTTTACCATTTTGCTGTGCGTAAACAGTGCCCCAGAAACAACGCCAGATGTTGACGTAGTACCAGTAATGCCAGCAGTACCAGACCATGTAACCGTTCCGCCGTTGGTCGAGTTACCATCCAGACAAATGGAGATCGGCGCACCATCGTAATCCGATGGGATCGCAATAGTGAACGTGGCATTGGTGAGAGCAGTAGCATTGTGCGTGCTATTTCCAAATGACCAGTCGGCAGTACCCACACCTACCGTGAAACCCGCACCATACGTGACCGTAGCATCTGTATTGTCAAACACGCGGGCAGCACGCCACAGTGAAATAGCTGAACGCAGCACGTGACTAAACGTTGTATTGAGTTGCGCGAAAGTGGTTGTTGCTCCCGAATTGCCTAGGTCATTGATCCCATAACACATCAGCAGCGCGCCACCATCAGCGGTATATGGCGCGCCACGTGATGTGTTCTTTCCGTTCTCCTGAAAGATCCGACCAAACCCGCCGGTCTTACGACCCTGCAAAACTAACTGTGCTCCCGAAACAGCACGGTTACGCCAATTCGTATATTCAATGTCCAATGACGAACGGAAAATGGCATCTAATCGTCCGGTCTGATCAACGGCACCACCCGTGAACTGTAAGTACGAGTGACCGAACGTATTCCACATGTCTGGTACTGGATATGACGGTCTCTGTGCTAAAGGCATCTCGTCAACTCGCAGTCGCTAAGTGGGTAAGGACTGTTCCCCCCGCAACTTGCCCTAGCATTGAGATAGCTTGCGTCGTGAGGTGAAAAGGAACTTCCCAGCGGTCATCAGGGTCTAGATAGAAATGAAACAAGGTAGCCGTAGGCGCCGTACCATCGAATCGCAGAAAGACCCGTCCAATTGCATTGCTCACCATTACTACGCCTACACGGCCAGCATCCGCAGCAACTTGATTGGTAACAGCAGTAGTCGCCACAGTCCATGAATTAGTTGTACTAGCCGTAGCTCTGGCTTCGCGCACCACTTGCTGATGATCGCCACCAGTGATAGCGAAAGTGTCAATATTGGTGCCAGATCCAGCGGTAATAGGAACAGCGCTATCCGGCATTGGAACCTACCTCATGTAAACGTAATCGTGGCCGTAGCCGACCACGTCTGACCGCTGGCTTTCGTACCCTGTGCAATACCAGCAACACGATTGAACAGTAACGTGCCTACGACCGCGCTAGCTGCAACTGTGGGAGCACTCACATCAATACCAAATTCATTCCACGCGAAGTTACCATCAGCAGTGCCAAAAGATGCGGAGAACGACAATTGTCGAGTGCCCAAAGTCGCGGCGCCTGTAACAGGCTGAAACCATCGATTGGCAGCACCTGCAACCGCAGCCAAATCCACATCGGTATAAGCCTGAGCCGTAGTGCTGTTACCTACCCCAATGCGCGTACTAGTTGCTCCCGCTAATGCCTGTGTCGTACCTGTTGCGGTAAGCAGACTCATAAGACGAGTCCAACCCGCATTCGTAATCAGATTGCCCTTAACCTGAGTAACGCTGTATGGCTCGTAACCATACTCTGCGAAATCATCGGCGGTAGGTTGTCGATTGAGGTATCTCGTTAGCCCAGCAGTCTTATACTCGTCGAATCGCTCAATCGTCCACAACGTCGTACCAAATGCGCCCTCATGCAGCGTTGTACCCACAGACACACCTAGGGCATCGCTGCCTAATGCGCTATCCATTACACATCCTTGACGACAATAACGGGCTTCTTAACGGGAGGTACGGGCACATCGCGTCTTTCCCCAGGGGCAGCACTCGTCGATTCAACAACCTTGCCAGTAGCCTTTGCCTGCCTTTTCGCTTGCTCAGCTACATACACGTCAACAGATTCGAACAGTTCAGCAGTCGCCTTACTGTAGGCAGGGTCATCGGTAGAGATGACAACCCCCGCAGCAATTACGCGCGTCATGCCATCTTGCTCAATAGCAAAAGGGGTCCTGCATCGCTTCAATTCAGCCATTTCCAATTCACCCCCTATTAGTGGATAGCGGGCAGACGCCGCGCTCCCATAAGTACAGCAGTAGCGCCCCACGTTCCGCCGGTAGCACCTGTTGCAACCGTGGCGACTAGACGCACATAACGCTGTCCACCGTTATAACCAAGCTCGAAAACTTTGTCGTCATCGGTCGCAAGAATGGTGGGCGATGTTCCCTGCACAACGGAGGGATCAGCAGTAGTAAAGAGCGAGTTATCTGCGCTTTCCTGAACTACGAATGTAATGGTTCCGTCAGTCAATGTCCCCGTGTGAATCGAGAACATCAGGGACCGGAACATGTTGTTTTGATATGCCCTGTCAACGGTAAGACCGTTGTAGGTACCGGTAGGACGTAACGCGACTGCTAAAGCCGGACGAGCAACGACGGTTGAATACGCGCTTTGGCGCATGCTGGATTTCCTTTCTGTGAAGAATGGCGCCTAGGGGGTAGCATCGGGACCACTACCCCCTAGGCAAGGATTCAGGTTTCTTAGAGAACCTTATTCATTCTAAATCCGCCATCATTCACACTGTCCGCACCGACGCGGTAATACGCGTACCAACCGCGCTGTCCAGTCGGACGCCGGTTAGTGCCGACAAGGTGGGGAATGAATTCAACGGTCATGCCGATACGGTCCGCAATGACGTAATTCTGGAAATCACCATAGATAAGGTTACGAGATCCAGTTGTAGTGGTGCTGACCATATTCTCAGCTTCATACGTGCCACGTGAAAGGAGCTGAGCAGGAACATCAGAGGGCAACTGCACCCACATGCCCGCGCCACCCGCAGTGTCAAACTGTCGAATGACGTTGTAAATGGCACGGTGTGCAAGCCACGTAGCGCCACCACGGTAACGAGCGGGCAGTGCATTATCCAGACCGTAAACCGACGTGAGCGGTAGAGTTGCGGCGGGTCCCTGCGTAAGCTCAGCAACAGTAGCCGTAAGGGCAGTCACAATTCCCCATGGCTCGCCAATGCCGCTTCCGTTAATGAACTTGTTCGCTTCAAGTTCTTCACGACCGAAGGCCAGCAGACGCGCGACTTCAGTGGTTACATTCGCCTCATCCTGTAAAGCCTCAATGGAGATAGGCACAAATCCCTGAGCCTTATACAGCGCCACAGTAGGCTGAGCGAATGCGGGAGCATTATCCCCCGCTTCCGTCGCCTCAGCAGCGAAGCCCCACGTAATGGAGCCAGCGGAAACGCCATTCCAAATGTCACCAGTAGCAACGACGGAACGGGCAACCTGTCGAATCTGATTCAGCGAACCATTAGCCGTAATGATCACGGTGGGATCGAGCTGGAAAGGAACCAGATAGCCACCCGCAGCATCCGTCAGTGACATAGCACGCTCTAAAGCGCGCTTCTCATCATCCGAAATCATGTGCGCGCGATTCGTGGCAACCTTAGACCACGCACGCAGATATTCAGGTGAGGAAGTAGCCAGCACCATACGGGCAATACGGGAGTGCTTGTCGTCGAAGTGCTCGACAATGTCAGTACCAGCAGAACGAACCCTATCGTTCGCACCACTCATCTTCTCAATAGCAGAAAGCGCACGTGCGCGTAATTCCGTCGCAACCTGACTTTCGCTACGGTCAAACGTCCGTACCTCGGAGAGGTCCCAAGGATTGCGGAAACGGTGCTCCTCAATTGAATCAGGATTCAGAATGGGGTCGCGGTCGTAGCCAGCATCACGCGACGTTGGCGTACCATTCTCAATACGGCCAATCTGACTAGCAAACGTAGTGCGGATCTTCTCAAGATCAGCAGCACGCTCTAAAGCCTTACGGTGATTATCGAGTTCCTCAAATTCCTCACGCAGAGCCATCCAAGACTTCTCGTCTTCCTCCGTAAGTTCCTTCTTCGCACTCAGGCGAGTAACTTCATCCTGAATGTCCTTCATGCGATTAGTGGCCTGCTTATGCGTAAACTGTGCAGGCAAACGCGCGGGAATGTCTTCGCTCTCGCTAGCGCCAAGCTGGGGCCAAATCGGTCCGCGCTTGGACACGCCTAAAGCAAGTAGCCCCGTCTTGGGGTGAATCGGTAATTTAGCGCTCATAACGGTCCGCTCCCTTCATGATGAGTCCCATGTAATCCCGCATGAAATTCGCAGAAGCGCGAATACGTTCGGGGGATACTGTCGATTTCGACGGGTGCTCACCAGAGAGCGGCGCGTCTGTCTGTAGTACACGCTCAGGCACTACGGGCGTGTCATTGATGTCAGGGGACGGGTGGCTTTCCTCTACCGGCTCATCCCTAGTTTCAGGCTCCGATGGGTGGTCGTCTGTGACCGGCTCATCTTCCTTTACGGGCAAGTGGCGGAACAACACGGCCTTAGCTACCTCGCCACGCAACTGCTCATTATTTAGCGTTCCATCTAGATTTGCATCTTCAAGCGAAAGACCCTCAGCTAGACTTTTGCGTACGTCGTGGCTGATCTCGCGATTGCCAAAGATGGTAACCGACAATTCCTTTGCACGTACGTCCACCGATGTACCGGCGTAAGCCGGGAACACTACCGGCCCAAGTTCCGCGCATTTCACTTCCACTAAGGTCCGTACGATTGGACCGCGATCCCCCGCGTCCCATAGCAGACTCATTAGCTCGTCAGGCTTGATTAGCTTTCCGGCATTGTCTCGCCATTCATCGCGGATCACTTCAAACCGGAAACTCATTCCGTTGACGGACCCATTGGCTATTGCATCACGTACGGGCTGAATCAGCCAATTGTCAGTGAGTCTTGCCTCAACTGCTAAGCCCTGCTCATCCTCGCTCAGAGACTCAATCGAGCCGATGGGAATCGAGCCGACTAGCGGATGTCTGCCATGATCGAATTGAAGGACTGGCGTGCGCTCCCGAATCGTCTTCCTGAAAGCACCCCTGCGAATCGTCTCTTGAAAAGTCCCTTCCCAAGAGTCAATCTCTGTCATCTGGTCAAATACGGCTGCATAGCCTGAAAGTTGCTGCCCGTCCCCCGTAGCCGATGCTGTAAAGGAAGCTGAGCGTTCTAGTAACGTCATAATGGCTTCGCTCCCGCTTTGGGTGGTGGTGGCGCTATCGCTTGGGGGTTTTTGGTCAAAGGAGGCTGTAGCTGCACAGAGAACAGACCAGTGTGCTTAAGAAGCGAGAAGTCCTCTGACAGTACGGCTTGCACCACCGAATCAGCCTCATAACCAGACTGAATCAGCACGCTAATTGTGCTGGCCTTCACCTTATTGATTTCGGCTGCATCCTTAGCGTCTTCCCGCAGGAATGGAACATCCCTAGCGTCATACCACAGTCGAGCCGAATTCCCTAGCAGGGGGACATGCAAGATGTTCTGGAGACTTCCGCACGCGTTCTGCCAAAGGGGATGCATTGTCATATCGGCTAGCTCTTTTCGAGCTTCCCTAAAATTCCCCGAATTGAGCGAACTTCCTTGCAGTCCCTCAGAGAATCCAACAATCGTCACCGGTACACGGGCCGCCGCAGCAAGCCGTGTCTCTATCCGTCCTTGCGTAGACGTAAAGGCCATTTGCTCGAAATTGGCGCCCACCACAGAGACATCAGCGCCACCACCGAGAACCATAGTCTTATAGGCGTTGTCGACGCCCGCGTATTCCGTCTTGAATGCTTCTCGGAACCTCAGAAAATCCTCGTGCTTTACGGCAGCATCCATACTCACCATGAGATTAGGTGTCGCACCATTCTCAAAGAACTTTTGCTGATGGCGACCCATCATCTTGTCATTGACAACTTCTCGAATGACCGGCGTGATCCAAGACATTCCGCGATATGCAGCAAGTGGATCCGGATGGGGAGCAAAGTGCGCCATCTCGTCAAGCGCAATCGGAATAGGTTCATGCTGCGATGAGCCAATGCCAAGCTCTTGATACACGTAACCAACACGCTTATAACCCAGAATCGAACCGCGCATGTATCGCGGTTCCAACACGATATAGACCCAGTCAGGCCGTAGCCGTACCAGCTCACCATTCTGAATAGTGAGGTATGCATTACCGGCCAAATCCGCATCTGTAATCATACGGGTAAGCAAATCTTGTGTGGTTCCGCCAATCCATGGCGTTTCCAGAATGCTCAAATCTCGCGTACCGAAAAGGCCGCTAGGTCGACCATTGTTCAACCGCTGGAATTGGAATCGAATACTGCTGAAAGCCAGCATCCGAACGGCCATAAGCGCAAAGATTGGGCCATTAGCGGCGTACACCTGTTGGGAATATGCCATCAAGTCATTTGGAATGCGCTCAGCGGGTTGACCGGCTAACGTCTGCTGATATCCCGCGTAGCCGTACCCGTTGTAGACACTTTGAAGCTGTGTGATGTAGCTTTCGAGATCGGTAACCGAACCACGCTTGGGGTTACGCCACGTCCCCCTAATTCGCTGTAGTAACCCCATACGTACTCCCTACTCGGTTAGGGGAATGTCCACCTTATGAGTTGCATACTCTGATCCCCCGCTATCGGCTATCCATCGCTGCCCAAGCTCATTCTCTGCGTATATCGTGACACGAATCGTGTGGTATGCGAGCTGAATGCTTTCAACCCTGTTAACGTCAATTCCCCAGGAAGTGAGAGCATCCAAGACTGCCTTTCTCGGAATGCAGTCCGGAAGTCCATCAATATGCACTAGAGACTCCCCACCCATGGCACCGGTGATTTATCATTCTCCCTGACTGAAAGTCCCCACGCTGCAACGCTAAGGGCCACAAGGGGGGAGATATCGACGCGCACCATTTTGCGCGACCATTTCCACGCTCCCTCAGCAGTATCCATCTTTACGGCGCCTGCTAAGGCAATTGCTAACGATGCCTGCCCAATATGCCTAATCTCGCTTGGATTCGCGTACACCGCATCATAGATACGGCCACATGATGCCGCATACTCGGATGAATTGGGCTTAAGGACGTCAATGCCAGCAGCTTGTAATTCAGGAATCAATGTACCGGCCGGGCTCGAATCTTGAATGACAACAGCGCATGGATTCCATCGCTTGTACAGGTCAATCATGCGTGGAACCATCCAATTGGTTCCCGGACGGTGATCCAGAATCTGATCCTGATTACGCGGAATCTCTACATGCAGCCTGCCATCCATCCGCCTACCAGCTACCGCGATACAGCCAAATGAACGATCCGGGGTAATGTCCAATCCGAATGCAACCGGATTATGCATTGGAATCTTCGAAGCGAGATCCGCGACGTTATTCCAAGCTTCCTCTTCAATTACCATCCATTGATTGGGCATCTCGTCGACCCATTGGTTCAGGAACGCGCGACGAAATTCCCGCAATTCCATATCCTCATAGTTCGACTGAATTGCTTCTTCGGTAATGGTGTGCCCTAACGCGGGCATGCACCTCCACCAAGTTTTAGGATCGCTAGGATCATCCGCAATTGCAGCGGACCATTCAAAATACGCATACGTATTATTGGGGCCAGGATCTTCGACCTTCATGCGGCCAACGGTTACTTTGCTACGTAGGTATGCGGAATGCGCCGTGCCAGCAGTCGACACTACATATAGCTGTGGTTGTGGCCGCGTAATCATTGCAGGTCGCATCGCTTGCTCGACTCGATTGTCCGTCGACGAGAACGCCTCATCAATTACACCGAGATCGACGACGTCACCGTGGCCAGCCTTTTCAGTTGGAGCTGTGAGCGCATGACGTGACCCATTACGCCATTTGATTTGCTCTGAGCCCATGCCGTAGCGCACGGTGTACATTGACCTAAAAGGCGACTCGTTTAGGATGCGTACGTGCTCCTCTTCCCATTTGAGACGTGCAGCCTTTTGCGTCTGTGCCGTATAGAGAATGGTCTGCCTACCATAGGCAAGAGCGCGATGCACCATCTTGGCTAAGAGAAGAGTTGTCTTTCCGCTCTGGCGAGGGACCGTAATTACCACGGTCCGATACTGGAGTAATCCAGTCTCAGGATTTACTTCCTGTGAAACGTCTGCGATGTATTGCTGCCATGGCATTAGCGGCGTGCCCAATGTACGGGCAATTTCGCCTACTACTTCGCCACGCGTTTCTCTAGTTGGATCTCTTTGAGTTGCCCATCTTGGCGGGCATGGTAGATCCGAACTTTTTGAATAGGTCGGTAAGCTCATGGTTATTCGACTCCGCAATCATGGTAATGAGTTCCCGCAACTCACGACCTACGGCAGCCGTCGCCATTCCCGCACCTCTGTCCAATTTCCTGGCTAAATTATATGCAATCTCCGCGTAGGTATTTCCAAGAGTTGAGTCATCTTCGATGGATTCAATGTATTTGCGCACCGATCTTTCGACCGGTCCAATCTGGGGATTACCGAGAATCTCTTGGACAATATCGTCCGTATCTCTCCTACTTGACATTCTCGATTAACCCCCTTAACTCAGGTGACATGGAATTGTATACGTCTTTGAATCTGAGCTGGTCAACGTATCGGTTAATCTGCTTCTGCGCTTCCCTATACTCTCTTTTGCGTTGCACTTGCCGCATGTGGTCAGCGCGACTACGACAATCTTCAGAGCAGAATCGCTTTAGCTGCAATTGACTATAAAATTCCTCGTCACACAATTCGCAGTTCTTCAATTGAACCCATTGCATAATGATTCACTCCAATGTCCATGATCGGACCGGCTTTCCCAAATACGGAAAAGATGCA